GGCGTGATATACAAACCACTCGCACCTGTTGCGTCAATCTTTTCTTCACTCGCATTGAATACGATCGAGTTTTCCGCCTGGTCTTCTCGACAGTTTTTACCGAAACGAAGTTTCGTAGCACCACCGATAGTACTCAAGTTCTTCGGCATTTAATATAGTATCGCATTTTAATTTGCATACATGAGCCCCGCCATACCATTATTCACTCTGAGAATGTTATAGTTTACTGCATAAATCGGGTCGATCATTGTTTTCGTTTCGCTGTGTATTTTAACCGAATCTAATCGACTGAAATTCAACGATCCAGATGGTTGAAGTGAACTCGTGTTCAGACAGAAACAGTGAAGGAAGAAATCTGGAGACGTGACAAAGTTTGTGTGATAGTAACTCGCGATATCAACGTAATGCGGTTTAGCAAATTTATACGCCCCTATATCAGTTCCGTTAATACTCATCTTAATTTTGTTATCGATTGAAGTTAGTGTACTTTCGGAATTCGTGTTGGAACATGCGATATACTTGACCGGATGATTAAACGTGAGTTCTTGAATGTTTTCACCCGACGGTGTGTTTTTCTGTACCTGCGTAATAAGAATATCGTGTTTACGTGAAGTCATCATTCCCCGTTCTTCGTTATCCAAATAATAATAGTTTGCGTACGCTTCGACATTATAGTCGCTCGCTTCCGGACCCCAATAGATTCGTAAATCGACTGTATGATACTGTAAAGCTACCAGCGGAATAGCAGATTGAGGACCCTCACAAAAGAAGAAGCGAAGCGGGTAAAAATATGACCGGGCGCTCGCACCCGGGTGTGTACCGTTCGAACTTTTAGTAACGTTCTGTGCATACGTATCGATGGCAATCTTCTCCGTGAAATCATGATCCTGAACATCGATAACTTGACCGCCAATGATAAGCTCTACTTTATCGATTATTCTACCCCAATCCTGAATATCGACAGAGTTTGTGTTATTATCTATTGTAAAGTACGTATACCCCAGTAAATCACCGTTTCGTTCTAATCGGATCGATGACATGGAATTATTTTTCACAGCCCCTTGTATTGTTTGTTTCTCTAGAGACTGTGAAAAGTTAGAGTGTCGCTTAAATGTCGACGTGAAAAACGAAATTTCGGGATCTCCGATAATATGTTCATCTTGAGCCCCAACCGCTATGAGCTGTACGATCCCGGATGACATACTTATTATATTAATGGTATTTTTTAAATTACATATACGTAACGCCCTGAAACGATCACATCAAGTTTCTTTTCTTACATGTGAATTTAAACACCATGAACGCGTTCGTGGCATCTGCGACCTCATCACCATCCTGTTTATATAATTTTAGATTCAATCGATCGAGTTTACGGATAGGTGTGATATATTGCTGGGTAATGGGATATTCATTTTTGAATGTCACACTTGTTGCACCCGCCGTGACGATCGAACCGAAAGACCCATTTATGTGATTATCAGCTCCATCTAAGTCTTTCTTCGCGCGTTGGAAAAACGTATTTTTCAATTCGTCAATCGAAACGTGGATAATATTCGTAGTGTTGGTAATGCCAGTGAAGCGGGCGGCCGTTAGTTGAACCTGTACGACATTTTCGAGGGGTGTAGGTAAAAAAACGGTAATCCCTTTTGTCATCTGGGCACCCGCCTGATCTGTCGTATCAACGATAACCGTGTGGTATTCGTGTTCGAAATCGGGGATAGTCGGCTGAGGCGCTGTAATGAGTGCCATTTATAATACACACAGAAATTATCCACTTAAAAATTCGGTATAAATTTAAATGGAAAGTGAAAAACGGGTTGAATGTATATTTAATCTACAATTTTGTAGTTCGCGTGGTCGCGGACAAGTTTTTGACCACCGCACACACCCCCCATACTGGTTGAGTACACGCTGTCATTCAGGCAGTCGGGGCTGCTCTTAAGACCGTTGAATGGTTCTTCTGTCACGGGTTGAATATTTATAGACCTGGGCTGGTACATACTCCTTCTATCCTTAAACAACACGGCGATGATGAGTATCAAGATAATCGTGATGGCGATTGCTTTCAGTGTCGACCTATTGGTTTTGTCGAGTTTCATATACTATGTACTGATATTTTTTTATAAAGTGCGTTAAAGAGAAAAGATTAGTTTCATTATACAGAGTAATGGACGGTGAAATTATTCTGGACAGGGGAGATACTTTTGTCATGAAGCTGAACGATAACGAACAAGCCATGATGGATGAGATACAATTGGATTTTACAAGGCCTCGAACATCTGCACCCCCTGCTGTACAGAGAATGCAAGGGTATGGGTCTAGAGAACGCTACCCACCGTCTATGGGGATGCAGGAAGATGTGGATGCATTTGCAAACCCGGTAAAGCAAAACGCTCCAGCCCCTCCCCGAATGGAAGAACCCGTCGACCACGGGGAGTATGTAGACGATACGCCATATGATAACGGACCTAGCATGGAGTATGGTTCTATGGAACCACCTGAAGATGTACCGTCACCCGGGTATAAGACGATTGATGAGGAAAAGTCGGATTTGGTGAATAAACTTGGACGCCTTGAAAAGCGAGGATTTAACGTAAACAAACGATTAAATGCGTATTCCCCTGTAGATGAACTCCGGACGGAAGTGAAGCGTATTACATACAGTATCGAGGTTGATAAATCTGTTAAATTCTCACGACGTATGTTGATCGCGTGTGTGACGGGTTTGGAATTCTTAAACAAACGGTATAACCCGTTTGAGATCCAACTTGAGGGTTGGTCTGAAAATGTAATGGAGACACAGGACGATTATGATGAAGTGTTTGAAGAACTTTTTGTGAAGTACCGCACGAAGATGAATATTGCCCCCGAAGTCAAGCTTATTATGATGCTTGGTGGAAGTGCTATGATGTTTCATCTCACAAACAGCATGTTCAAGCAGGTCATGCCAAACATGAATGATGTTATGAAACAGAACCCTGATTTGGTGAACAGTATGATGAGTGCGGTTCAAAATACCATGTCAAGTAATAACAAGAGTTCAGCGCCGGCATCGAACGGCGAACAATACGAAATGAAGGGACCCGGTCTCGACATTTCAAGCTTGATGGGTGGTATCATGATGCCCCCGACACCTCCCATGAACACGACACCCATGCAGAGATCCGTCGAGTACACACCCGATGTTCCCGATGACGGTGATGATATATCCGACATTGTCTCAGAGAATGGTGCTGTAGATGAAGGTGATGATGAAGTGAAGGAGGTTAAAATGTCAGCGGCGAAGGCGAAGCGTGGACGTAAGAAGAAGGTTGAAATTAATTTGTGAACATAGTATAAATGATAGGGTATGCTCCTATAGATTTCGACGACCCGCTCGAAATCCCTGCGAATTTCCGAAAGCGGGAAGTCGTGGATGAAAAATTTGAAAAAGTGCAAAAGAACGAAGTTGTAAAGGCTCAGCCCACCATCGATGAAACCACGGAATGCAATTACGTTGTCATGTTTTTCATCGTTGGAGTTCTCGCGCTTGCCGCGATGGACTCTGTTAAGAAGTAAGTATTATGAATGTACCGCGTGACAAAACATCACGTGTTACATTTTAGCGTTTCGAATCTACGTAATACCAGGTAACCGCTACACGTTTCGTACCGTTGGTTACCGGATTTCCCTGGTGAAGATAGCACCAGTTCGATGGGAATATGATCGCATCTCCTTTTTTCGGTTTAAATGTTTTATGGGTAAACGCCGTTCCACCACCTTCAAAATCATCTGTTAAATACAAAATAACTGATATTTGTCTGTGATACTCGCGTCTCACCTGTACAACCCCCTGATCGTGATGAAATCCATAATGCTGCCCCTTCGTGTATTGAATTATACGTATATCTTCTCGCCATGATGTCGTGTCATTGGCTCCAGGTAATGGGTGTTTATTGTAACCTGAATGTATTTGGAGTATTTTTCTTTTATATTCGTCGAGAGCTGCATTTATTTTTCCATGTACCATTTTGGTAATATCTTCGTTTTCAGGTAGAGTACATTCAGTACTCGTTCTACCTGTATTTATTTGTGTTTTTTCGCCGTTAAATGTTGTACTTGGTATAAAGGAGAGTTTTTCGTCTGTATACGTATTCAAAGCATTTACTTCATCTTCATCTAGAACTGGAATGATTTGAATAAGATTATCCATATATCTATAACTTCGACACTCTTTAAGTATTTATAGATCTAAATCGAGACTTGGATCAAGACTAAACGGGGGTTTGGGCCACGTGACTGAACCAGTAGCAAACCCTTCTTGAGACGTTATATCCCTTAGAGCCTGGCGATACGTGGACCACTGCGATTTATCGAATGGAACATCCCCTATTTGTGTAAAATCGGTACGCTGCAATAAAGTGTCACGTTCGACCCGTATTTCAGATTTAAGAATACTGATACCCGCATCTACGACTTCTTGTTTCTCAGCCTCAGAGGTAAAGACCCGGTCCACCAACGTAAATGTTTGTACGTAACAACCCCGTATTTCGTCAAACGTGAGAGGGTCTTCTACGTACGTTTTGAGACTGTTTATGGTTTGGGGGGGGTCGGTGTGTATGTAAAGAGCGTACCCGGTACCTTCTAACATGGAGGGTGTGATATACGCAGAGTTTGGGGGTTTGTGGATAAGACCACACTCGAGAGCGTTACTTGCCTGCATGGGATACCCCTCTGGTTT